TTTAACTTTATCATCACCAACGGTTTCTATAGCAATATCATAATTTCCTTCAAGTATTGCTTCTTGAAATTTTTTGACTATATCAGTTTTAATTGCGTTGAATTCAGGCGCAAGATTTTCAGTCACTGACTTTTGCAGTGTCTGAGTAAAATCTGTAACATCTATAATATCCAAAACTATATATCCAGTTACATAAGGTCTTTAAGTGTTTTTAAATTCGGATCATTTTTTGTTGCGTCTATTAAATCTTGCCTACTTGTTAATCCGAGTCTTTTTAATTCTTGTTTAAATTTTTTGGTATCTTCAACGTAATCATCAAATGCTTTAACCATACGAGGATCTTTAAACATTTTTTTTCCGACTTTAAGTGCTTTACTATTGAATATCTTTGTTACCAATTTTCCAAAGAATTCGTGCAATATTTGTTCCTCGTTTAGAGGTTCTTTTTTAGTGATTTTATTTTTTTCCATATTATAAATTCCAGAGAGTGTACATATATCCATGTATAAATATATGTCTGTGGGAATTTATGTGGAAAAACGACTACCTAAATGATGGTTTAGAACGAGGAGAAGCAGATGTTTTTGCTTTTGCTTGTTGAGCTTTTACTTGCTCGTTCTCTTTGGTTTTTACATCCAACAATTTTCGTGAGTAAAACCTACGCAGATAAATCGGCATATTGTATACGATGCTTTGATTAAAAGCACCTTCACTATAATAACAGAGATTAAAAATCTCTTCGTGTAAACCTATTCTATACTCCGGTGGAAGGGTAAAAAAAGTCGACCCCTAATGGGATCGTCATCCTTTCAGTATAACCGGTGTCTTCCGATTCAAAGTTAAATGTCATATCTAAATCAGGAGTATTTTCCTTGATATGTTCACGAAATGCCAAACTATCACGTGCAAGCAATTCTTTATCTACAAAACTTTTGATTCTAGCACGATCATCGTCTCCGTCTAATGCTTTAATTACATACTTTAAACGAGTTGTAACTTCTGATGTTTGGTTCTTGTTCTTTGTAAACTTTTTCATTCCTTTGAGTTCTGCATCAATTGCTTGTTCATCTGAATGAGTAAGTAACTTCCAATGAACTACTCGTTCACTATGAGGAAGTGTATATTCAAAAATATTATCACCACGTGTATAACTTTCAAAATTTAATTCTCGTGGGTCTAATTTAGTAAGATCAATTGTATCTTCTACATCGTCACCAGTTGATGGGTCTTTAAACTTAATTTTATAGTCTTTACCATACGCAAGAACACGTGCAGCGATGAAAATTGCGTTTTTATCACCAACTAAAATATCATCTAGTTTAACACCAGGAGAAATAATAAGTTGTTCAAGCAATTTATCTAAAACGATTCCTTTTTTAATAAGATTTTGACTTGTTAAAATGTCTTCTTCTTTTGCAGTCATGTACTTGATGTCTACTCGACCACTTGCAAGTGGTGAAGATTGATCATAAAACCACCCTTTACTTGGTAAATCTACAACTTCACTTGGATATTCTGTTTTTTGAACAGTGTCAGTTTGTTGTTTAAGTACATTTGCATCAGTGGTTCTGACGTTTTGTGTTTCAGATGCGGTTGGTCCATCACTTTTCATTGCCTGACGAACTTCGTCTGGGATTTTAATACTATCTTCGTTTTCCATAAAATTATAACCTTTTTAAAATATTAGTATAATATATACCAATATATATACATATTCAAGAACAAAAATTTTTGAACGAAAAGTAGATAATTAAATGTCAGCAAGAGCAAAACTTAGTATTTTCTTATGGTCTTTGTAACTGAAAAACTCACTATCTTTTCTACCCTTCCAAGTCTTGTTCGCAGTTACACCAAGTTTCATATCATTAAAAACTATCTTTTTACCACTTCCGGTTTGAAATACCATTCTTCCTGCGTTATCGTCAATGTCATAATTTCGCAGAAATTTTCCTCCTTTTACTTGTTGAAGTAAGAACTTGGCAAGTTTGGCATATGCACCACTTAGACCTTCTAATTGTAGTTCACTTTGAGTATCTTGTTTTATTTCTTCAAAGATATCGAGTATTTGATTTTTAAGTTTGTCAGATTTCATTGTATTAATAAATATATACAAAAACAAAAAAACTCCCCGAAGGGAGTTTTTTTAAATACAACCGAGTTATTAAGTTCTTCTTAGTATTGAAGAATTGCGTAGTCATACGCAACAGTCAAGTTAACATTCAAAGGATCACCTGTTGACCAGTCTAATGTACCGAAGTCAACTGCGGTACAAAAAGCACCCTTGATTGTCCACTCTTCAACCTTATCACCGACAGGACCAAGTAGATTAATTGTCATGTCTTTCTTGTAGAAGTCGGCATAACCATTTCTACCAGTTACTGACTCGTGTGAGAGACGTATCCATTCCATTGCACCTTGAGCGGCACTTGGAACAACTGGATCATAAAGTGTCATCGTGATATCTTGCCATTCTGCTTTACCACCACGTAGTTTTCTTTTAATATTAATATGATCGATTGTTACTGGATCTATATTAAGATTAGGACGTGTTACAGACTTAATTAGATATGCGGGTAATCCGTCCATATACATAATGAATCTGTTTGCTGTTTTTGGTTCGAATGCCGTAAAGAACATTTCGTTTACATCTATTACTTCTGCCATTGTTTATTTCTCCAAATTTTTAGGTTGTAACTTATTTTAATAAATATCGGTTTGATTTTTGAAAAGTTGTTTTTTTGTAAAACACATTAATAAATATCCATTTAAATAAAAAATATATTTATTTATTTTTATCTTTAGTTAGTTTTTTTCCAACTATTTTTGCTGAACCATATAATACTGCCCCTATAAACTGCATATGTTGTGGTCCTGGCCAAGGAAATGATAAACCTATCATACCCGTTGCAAACAATGTCAGCAATGCCATTCCTTCTGGTCCAGCAAATAACTTTGATAATGTGAATCCCCCACCGAGAGCCATAATCATGTCTCCCATATCAAAGTCATAATCTGCATTTCCTGTGAATGTCATATTTAACCAAATATAAACGAGTATACCAGCAACTGCTAATCCCGCTATTTTCTTGGTTCGTGGGTGCTTTGCTAGAAATGCGTCTAAATCTTTGAGTTTTTCTTCCGTCCACTTTCCCACCTTAGTGCTTGCTACATATTCACCAATTGCTTTTATTACTTCTTTATATGCTTTAAATCCTTTCTTAACAAGTTTGAACAGATACTCCATGCTGAACTTGATTTTTGCAAAGAACTTGAAAACAACCTTATCCATAAACAACTTAACCAAGTCTTTTAATTTTACGGAAAGCTTTCCTTTTAAATCTTTTATGAATCCCCATACTTTCTTCAACTTACCTGGTATTATTATTTCGTTTATTAGTTGAGTAGTTTCCGTTAGTTTATGTTCGTTTACAAACGACACAAATTCATCGTACTGAATTTCAATTACTATATCTGTTAAACTTTGATTCATTCTACTATAAATATATATCCACAAAAAAACCCTTCCGTAGAAGGGTTTTTTTATTTTAAGTTATTATTTAATTCTTACCCAAAAGCGGCACCGGTTGCTTGTAAGTTAAAATCAAGTATGATAAACTCAACTGCACGTGCTGGTTGCAAGAATATTTGTCCATAAAGGATGTTTCTGTCAATCAAGTCAGGTGTGTTGTTTGATTCGTCCATGATAACATTGAACGCATACAAACCTTGACGTTGTTGAACTGCTTCCAAATAAGGATTAACGATTGCCAAGAACTTGTTACGAGTAGCAGCGGTATTTTGTTCAAATAACAAATAACGTGATGTACTTGCGATAAACTTCTTGAGAGTGATCAACAAACGTCTAACATTGATTCTATCAAGTGCAGATGATCTTCTTTGAAGAGTCTTTTGACCGAATGCTACGATTCCTTGACCAGGAAACTGAGCAATAGGGTTAACCTTACCTTCATAAAGAGTATCTCTTTCTGCGAATGTAAGACGATCAAGCACACTTACTGCTCCTTCAAGACCACCACGATTTAAACCGGCAGGTGCAAACCACTCAGCAGCGGTTTTATCATTGGAAGCATAAACTGCTGGCATAATAGCACTTGGTGGGAAAGGTTGAAGTGCGTTAGTCGCAGGATCAATAATTTTAACCCAAGGATAATATGTCGCAGCGTAATTACTATCAATAGTTGATGCTTGTAATACTGCTTCATCTACCAATCCAGGTTGTCCATTTGCTTGAACACAATCAAGAATGTAAAAACAATCTTCACGTGTTTCACACAAATCAACACCCATGTTAATAACACTTCTGTGTAAGTCCAATGTAAGTCCAGGTGTTACAAGCAAGTTAATATCGAACTCGTCTTGGTTGCTAAGTGCTTTAAATGCTCGTTCGTAACCTTGTGTACCTGATGTGAATCGTTTACTACAATCCATTCCCTGTACATTGTCAGCACGGATATCGTCACCAAGAAGAACTGGTAAAACAGGAGAATCTCCATCTTCACCACCTTGAAATCCTATTAAGAATCTACGATGACCACGTGCATCTGCTTCTTCACTTGCACTTGATGGTACACTTGGAATAGGAACAAATGTTTCAGTTTCAATAACTCCGTCAATATCTTTGTGAATAGTTCCAGGTTGATCCATGTAAAATCCAACACCAGCGAATCCGGAATTTTCAGGAATTGGAGAAAATAACTCGATTGTATCTTTACTCCACTCAGGAATCTTAAGAACTCCGTCTGGTGAATCTTCATTGAATACTGCACCACAGAAGTATCTTTTTGGTACACGTGAGTATTGAGATGCATATGAGTATTTAGGTTCTGGTAAATCCAAAACTCCGATTGGGCATTGATAAGCAGCGTGTCCGTAAGGCATACATTGCGTAGGAGCAATACTTTGCTTTGGCATTTCAACACGAATCCAATCACTTCCATTTACATAATCACCACGTTCAATAATTTTACCCATTTCATTGATGTATGTATAACGATCACCAATAACACGTGGAAGGTATCTAGCACTCAATGGATCAAGAGTTACATCTCTGAAATCTTCTATGACATCTTGAGTTTTATCATTATCACCGAAACCACGAACAACGACACTAAATGAACCGTACTCAGTTCCGTCAAGTGTACCTGGAGTTTTAACATTGTAAATACCAACTTTAACTTCACGATTAGCCGAACCACCAAAACTGCGAGTATGAAATCTAAATAGTTCGTATCTTGAACCACTGATTTCTTGTGACATTACATATGGAGTGGAAGCAGGACGACAAGCGTGTTCACCTTTTCCAGCACCATCATATGCAGGATACTGATAATCTGTATCTTGGTAGTTAAGATATCCATCCCCATCTGCATCTTCTAATTGAGAAGAAAAGTTCAAGAAGTCATCGTTCATTTCAATTGAAATTTTGTACTTTGCAGCCACACCACCGTCAGCAACAGGTTTCATAAGATTGAAGATTTCTGTTTGTGTACTTTCAAAGTATGAATCAAAGTACGCAGGTTTAACATTTCTTTGTGGTGCTCTTCCGAAAATATTTTGTAAACTATTAGGAGATGCTGGATCAATACTAAATGTAAACGAACCAAGTTCAGTTGGTTCAAGTTCATTGTTGCTTGTTGCACTATCTTGTTCGTTGAAAACTTGTCTTAGTACTAACTGACCTGTTGTGTTCTCACTGCTAAGTTCAAGTTCAGTAACTTGGTTTCCGTCTGAATCTTGTAAATATGATCCGTAGAATCCAATACTTGTTTGTCTTGGTGATGCCAAGTTTGGTTTTAGAATTAACGAACCATCGTTATTTTTTTCTTTTAAAGTATTTGCCAATACACCAATTACTGCTTCTTTTGGAATGTCACCTTCTGCAATATCTGACTGATCAAGACTTGCGGTAACAAACTCTGCTTTAATCGCAAGTGCTTGTAAATTATACCACCCTTCAAGAGCACCAGTTCTCACAATTGTGACAACTCCTTGTTGTAGAAGATATTCACGTGCGGTGAATGGTTGGTAATAAATACCTTGTGGAACACCAAACAGTGCTTCTAATTCGTTAATACTTGTTACAACGGTTGGTGAATATGCTGGACCTTTTGTGAAAGGACCTACAATCGCACCACCTATTGCCGAAATTCCTTCAACCAAGAAAGTTGAATCTATTTCATTGGTGAATACTGCCGGACTTACTATACGTTCTGCCATCTTTGGGTTTCTCCTATATTGAGTTGTTAATGGTTAAAAAATGAAACTTTTAAAATAAATATAGTTAAAAAATTCCAAAATTTAATATTTATCTAAAATACTAACTTTTAACATATATTCCAGAAGAAATATCTAAATCTCCTGCACCATACTTTTTTGTTAGTCTATCTGAAAATATAGTCTCTTTATTTTTAAATTGGATAAGTGACTCTTTATACTTTTTCTTGGTCTGTTTTACTGATTTTAGTTCAGCCTTTAAAGTAATTTCATTTACTGATAGTTCCCCCATTGACAAAAGAAGAGTTTGATATTCTGCATTTAACTCTACCAATTCGTTTTTTTCATCTTCGGTAATTTTACATTGATTATTTTCCATAAGCTTATGGTAACAAATAAATTCCAATTATTCAATGATAATGTTAAATTGTTTCACAAATATTGATTTCAATGCGTTTTATTCTTTTATGTGGAACACTGTAATAATATTCTTCGTTGAAACTACCTATCAATGGTAAAGTGTAAGAATCAGTCTCGTAATCAGAAAACTGAATTGTTGCATTATAGCATAGTTCTTCATCCGATATTAAAAATACCGACTGCTGGTCTGTTGATATTTCGTCACCACTTGTATATTCAATAATAGTTGGATTTAAATCTCCGTTTAAATCATCTTGAGTTAGAGTATATGGATTGGAATCATCTGAAACTGAAACTAGATATAGTTTTACTTGTAACGGTTCTGTTGTGATAGTTTCAGTTTGAGTTTCAGTCGGAGTTGGAGTTGGTGTTTGCTCAGGAGTTGGTGTCTCGGTTTGAGTTGGAGTTGGTGTTTCGGTTGGAGTTTCTGTTTGAGTTGGAGTTGGTGTTTCGGTTGGAGTTTCTGTTTGAGTTGGAGTTGGTGTTTCGGTTGGAGTTTCTGTTTGAGTTGGAGTTGGTGTTTGCTCAGGAGTTTGAGTTTCGGTTGGAGTTGGAGTTGGTGTTTGCTCAGGAGTTTGAGTTTCGGTTGGAGTTGGAGTTGGAGTTTGCTCAGGAGTTGGTGTTTCGGTTGGGGGTGGTGTTTCAGTTGGGGATGGTGTTGGAACTGAAGTATCGATTATTAAAATCTCAATGCTTACGTTTTTCCACTCATTTCTTCCAGTACTTGAACCCGCCAACTCTAATGTAAAAGTTTCAATCCCCTCAGACTTAAAATCTTCGATTGGTATAAAAGAAACAGATGCTGTTCCGTCTTCATCAATTATAAAACTACCAACTAAGTCCGACACTCCAAGGTCACCTCTATTTGTAACTATGTAACTTACATCTGTTCCGGTGGGAACATTTACAGTTCTTAATGTTATTGTAACTTCAGAACCTTCATCTATCTCCAAAGAAGAGGTCACGAGTTCATAGACGGGTGGAACAGATGTATCTTTTATTTCGACAGAAATTCTATTATTTTGCCATTGATTACCTCCTATACTTGAACTTATAAGTTCTAGTGTGAGTGTTTCTGTACCCTCTGTTTTAAAGTCCTCTATTGGTGAAAATGTAATAGAGGTGTTGCCATTGTCGGATACAATAAATTCACCAATAAAACTTTTACCGAAATCATCTGGATTTGACATTGCATAACCTACTCTAGTCCCACTTGGAACATTAATTGTCGCAAGTGTAACGACTAAAGCATCTCCTTCATTTATTGTGTCAGTTGAGGTTTCTAACTTATATTGTGGAATTGGAGTCGGAGTTGGTGTTTTCTCAGGAGTCGGAGTTGGTGTCGGTGTATCAGTTTGAGTTGGTGTAGGTGTATCAGTTTGAGTTGGTGTATCAGTTGGAGTCGGAGTTGGTGTTTTCTCAGGAGTCGGAGTTGGTGTCTGCTCAGGAGTTGGAGTTGGTGTTTGTTCGGGAGTTGGAGTTTCAGTTGGTGTCTCAGTTGGAGTTGGTGTATCAGTTGGAGTCGGAGTTGGTGTTTTCTCAGGAGTCGGAGTTGGTGTTTTCTCAGGAGTCGGAGTTGGTGTCGGTGTATCAGTTTGAGTTGGTGTATCAGTTTGAGTTGGTGTATCAGTTGGAGTCGGAGTTGGAACTGATGTATCATTTATGGTAATTGTAATGCTTTCATTTTTCCATTCATCACGTCCTGTGCTTGAACCAGCGAGTTCCATTGTGAAAGTTTCTTCATCTTCTAAAAGATAATCTGCTATTGGAGCAAATGTTACACTTGCAGTTTTATCGTTTCCAACTGTGAATGTTCCTAGTGGTTTCTCAACTCCTAAGTCTTCTATATTTGTAAGAACATAAGTAACTTCTGTTCCAATTGGTACATTTGTTGTTTTTAAAGTTATTGTAACTGAATCACCTTCATCAACTTCTAAAGCAGATGATTCAAGTGTATAAGTTGGAGGAGTTGAAGAATCAACGATTGTAACTGAAACACTTGTGTTTCTCCATTGTTCTCCGTTGATGCTTGAATCTATCAAAGTCAAAGTTAGAATCTCAGTTCCTTCAATTTGATAATCTTCTTGTGGTGTGATTTTTAAAGTTGTTTCTCCTGTTTCTGATACTTCGAATTCTCCGATTGGTGTAAGATTTGCAAAGTCATCTGGATGAGTTATTGCATAACTTACTAAAGTACCGCTTGCAACATTAGTAGTTCTAAGTGTGATTGTAACTTCTTCTCCTTCATTGATTGTGTAAGGAGATGCTACGAGTTCATAAATTGGAACTGGAGTCGGTGTATCAGTCGGAGTATTTGTTGGTGTATCAGTTGGAGTATTTGTTGGTGTATCTGTTGAAGTTGGTGTCTGAGTTTCTGTTGGAGTCGGTGTATCAGTTGGAGTATTTGTTGGTGTATCTGTTGAAGTTGGTGTCTGAGTTTCTGTTGGAGTCGGTGTATCAGTTGGAGTATTTGTTGGTGTATCAGTTGGAGTATCT